CGTAAGAGGTTGTGTTCCCATTCCCTATAGCTGCAAAGGTTTGGAAGCCATTGACCGCACCCCCTAGCGCATAATCGCTTGTGCTAGTTGTCGTTGTGGTTTCCTTAACGCGATCCGCAAATACTAAAGCCATAGCAGCCCCCTAATTGAAATTACTTATGCAGGGTCTGGGATACCTATGTCAAAAGTCGCAAGGGTAAATGTGTTACCAGATGTTACCGCCTGAGAGGCCGTGAGAGCGCCCGAGGCGAGCAAACGACTATTGTTGGTATCTACAAGCGCATAATGCGTTGCTGTGCCTGTCGCGGTTACTGAGCCGTCTGTAATAGATGCTACCGCAACCTTACGACCGCCGCCGCTTCGATCCGCAGGAGCGCCGATTGAAAGGCTGGTTGAGTTACCAAGCGCATAGGTAGAATTTGCTTCCGCGTAAGTTGAAGCTTCTTGTGAGGTTACAAGAACCTTATTTGCTTCCGTGTCTAAAGTCGTAAGGCCATTATCAAAGACCCTGTTGTTTAAAGTAGCCATATCATAAGTCTCCTTTTTGGCGATACTGGGAACGTATCATAGTTTAGGTTTTGCATCAATTATCTAATCAATACCCAAGAGCAACGTAATAAGCATAGAAATTACCTTGGTAATCGTCATTTCTATCCATTACCCAATTTGTAGTAGTAAAGGTTCCAGTGCTTCCAGATATGCTTGTTATTACAGCCAAGCAAGCGTTGCTAAACGCGACAGGGAAAGTTTGAGTTTGGGGCGCATCTTGAGAGCTATAAAATCTCCCATATCTAATTTGAAACCCTGATTGATGATTAAAAGCGCCCTGATTGTTGGTGTCATATAAAACGTGAGAATTATCATAATCTGTTTGAGTTTGCAGAACAACGGGATCAAGACCGCTTGTTTGGATTGTTCCAAAGATAACCCCATTACCACCAGATCCGCCGTGGCCCCTTGAGCTATCGCCACCCGCGCCACCCGCACCCACTACGATCTGGCTTAAAGTAACTTCTGTCGCATCGCTAATGTCAAAAGTGTTGCTGATAGTTGTAGCCGCACCCCCACCCGCACCACCATGCCTTGAACTTGTATTCCAGTTATAGTCACGACCACCACCGCCGCCGCCGCCCGATCCAAGCGAACCAGATCCACCAGTTGAAAAAGCTCCCCCACCGCCGCCGCCTGATGCTCTTGAGCTTGCTTGGCCCGCGTCACCGTCTGTTTTCGCCGCGCCTCGACCTACCGCCGCCGCGCCCCCTGATGCAGTAAAGTTATAAGGGCTATTTGTAGCGTTTGCCCCGCCAACAATCGTCAGGCGGTAAGTGGTATCAGCCCCCGCTTGTGCGCGGGTTCCATTTTGACTTTCAGCGCCCTCGCCGCCGCCACCGCCGCCAATACCGTTCAAGGTTACTTGGATAGCATTTGGGCGAACTTCCGTAGCTGGGTTGCCCGTCACATGCTTTATTGTAGTTACACTGCTAGTCGTAGCTGTAATATCGGAGATTGCGACCGTGCCAGTTGCTTGCTTTGTAATCGTCGGTTGAATAAGCTTTGTAAGTAATGGAGTAAACTCAATTCCGTGTTCAGTTGTTAGGCCAGAGTTGCTTAACGCCGTAAATGCAAAATCAAAGTTTGAAGCTCCAGACCCCGCAGGGTTTCCAAAGAAAATGCCGTTTTTATCATCTGAATATACCTCTTTTCCTATGCGCCAAGCCGCACCATCCAAAAGGTCTACATCTTCATTTACAATAAGTTGCCCCGCCGTAATCTGTTGGGCTTGAAGCGATTGCGCCAAAACTTCTTGAGAAAGAACAGTAGGTGAGAAGAAAACAGGACTATCAAATTCAGCCGCATTATCCGTCCAATCTTGTGACGCATAATCCCATTTTCTTGAAGAGGCTTGAATAAACCTGACTTCAACCGTTTTGCTCGCGGGAATAGATGCAAGATTTTTCCTATCAAGAAATTGAGGCAGTAATTCTACTGAAACGCTATTGTTTAAGCTACCATCGGCGGGGGTTGTAGACTTAAAGTCTCCCCTTCTTAAAAGTTCCCCGTCATAAACAACTGTTGTTTGCTCGTCTGGAGTATGACCCCCCGTAATAGTAAAAGTTGTCTGCCCCGCCGTTGTTGTAAATGTTTGAGTTTTTGCAAAAACAAATCTTCCCCAAACGACAGCATTTTGTGGAATGTCAGACATTTGGGCAAGCAGAGGATTGATCTCTAAGAACGCCTCATCAAGCTTTGCCTGAGTGGTTGAATTGTTTGGCCTTGGATCGACCCCCGCCTCACTGCCGCCGACCTCATTGTTCATTGGTATTTCAGCGCCGTTCAAAGAAACGACAAGACCACTTTGACCCGCTGGCCCCGTTGGCCCCTGCACATCAGCCGCAACGGTTCCATTCCCTACCACACTAAACGCAGAGATATTATTAGAAAAGTCCTTTGCCTTGAGCTTATAATAATGCGTTGTGTTCTGCGTAAGCCCCCCATGAACAAGGCTAGTACCCGCAGATGTTCCAACCAAAGAATATGTGCCGCTGCTTGAGGTACTATGGTGAACCTCCATAGACGCAAAATCAGACGGAAAGCTGTATCCCTTCCATGAAATCTCTAATTGCTTTACGCCCGCTGTTACGGTTGGGGCGCTTGGGATGTTGGGCGCGTCCGTATCATTTTTTGCTGTAGCATTGATTGTTGCGTATGCTCCCGCGTTCTCGTTGACCGTGATAGCTCTAACGCGGAAATTGTAGGCTGTACCCGCCGTTAACGGTTCGATCTCTATAGCGTTGTTTGGCGCAATCGTTGACGCATAATTTGAAAGACTGCTCGGCTTCCATTGAACCTCGTAGTGCCTTAACTGCGCACTTGAAACTGCGTTCCACGAAAGAATAACCCGCGACACTACCGTTCCATCTGTCTGAAGTGGTGACGATAGTGTTGTCGTTAACCCCGTTATAGCAAGGCCCGCCGTGGTATCCCCAAGCGTTGTATTATTGGACGTAATAGCTCTATATTCATCCGCAGTTACTGACCATTGATAAGCTGTCGATGATGTCTCTTGTAGAGTCATATCAATCTGCGGGGCGGAACCATCCATCCCCGACATTTTCCAAGAGTTTACGCGAAACTTCTTACCCGCTTGAGATGCAGGATCAGTTTGGACTGGATCTTCGGTAAACCCATATCTATCTAACCTTAATTCAACCGTATCTCCTACTTGTACGCCAAAAGCTTTTTCTATCTTGAATGTAGCTTGAACTGTTATCTGCTCTCTACCCACGAACAGAACTTGCTTCGCCAACCGCTGAGCGGCGGCGCTGCTTGTGGTTAGGGGTAGCTCAAGGTCTAACGTACTTACCTCGTTATTGTCCTCGGACAAATCTGGAATCTGCTGCTGCGGATAATCCGTAGGAATGAAACGCCCGCCGCCGTCTACAAAGGTTCCCTTGACCGTGTTTACCGTGTCTCGCCTAGAGAAGCGTGTGGCGACCGCAATATCCCCAAGTATGTCATCATATGAAAAGGCGTTAACCCCACTCACGGAGGCGTCTGAGGGGTAGAAAGCGCCCGCGATAAGCTTCCATTCCCCTTGGGAGTAGAATAGCGTCCCGTTTAGCGTTGTTAAAAGCTGATTTATGTTTTGTAGAGGCGTTGCGCCCGTAGTCAATGTCCCACCAATCTTGAGCGCGTTATTTTCGGCGGAACCCACCCCAGTCGTAACGCACTTAGAAATAGCTGTTGCGATAGCGGTGTCGCCAATATCGCCCTGCTTAACTCCCACACCTAGATCAGAAGTAAGATAATCCCTAATCGCAAGCGCGGGTTCATCTGAATACTGCCATGTGGTTGGATCACTGGTTCTGTGTGTGCTTACCCCTAGAGAGCTATCATATGCGCTGCTCGTGCTATCCTTTCGAGGGTCATATACCTTTTTGCCTTGGATCTTTGCCGTCACAAGTGGGATGCCGCCCGAAAAAACGTCCGCATCATATTCCATTCGCACATAAAGACAGGCTATTCCCCGACCTCTAAATCCGCTTGGAAAGTTGGGTCCAGTAGTGCCTGCGGAGAATATTCCGTTTATTGTGGTTCTAACGTCCTGACTGCTTGATCCCGTAAACTTATAAACATAAACCTTGCTGTTCCAGTCTCCGCTAGTTACATATCCACTTGAAAGCGTAACCACTTCGTCATTTAGGAATATATCACCAATAGAATTTACCTCATGACCCGCAAGCGTGATGATCATGTGCATGTATTTATTGCTGTCTGTTACTTCTAAATATGTTTTTATGCCGCCCTTACGGGTTTCTCCGTAAACAATTTCAAAGTCAGCGATTGCGTCAATGTTATTACTAAGTCCAGACCCCCCGCCTAGCTTTGGAACTTTAGGCTTTGGCATCAAGGCGGATGCCACCACCGCAGAAACACCCATGTAAACCAGACCACCGATGACCAGTTGAGTTGCCGTAAGTGCAGCGGCAGTGGTAGAAAACAGATATGCAGCGGTTGAAACAGCCATTAGATTAGTACCTTCGAATAAACATTCTCTATGTGACTATACCCTAATCTCTGCAATAATACATCAAAGGGCTTGTGCGTTTTTGTGTTTACCATAAGAAGGGCCACGCCGTCATCTGATAAACACTTCTCGGCAAATTTCATAAGCCGCCACCCCGCAAGCCCCTTTCGATAGTCGGGGTGAAGGAATAAAACGTCATTGTGGGCGAATGTGTGGTCCTTGTAGTGCAGTGATTTGGTTACAAGGCACACAAAGTAACCGACAAGCTGACCGTCATTCCTCGCCGTAAATATCTTAAGCTGCCCGCTCTTCTCCGCCTCCTCATATCGGTCCCAATCGGGGTTTAGCTTAATCTTGCTTTGATTGAGGGCTATATCTCGCCAGTGCAATTCTAAAAGCTTTTGGATCTCAATATAGACTGCCGCAAGAAATTCTTGCTGATAGGTCAATCGGCTTTCCCCCAGTTGAGCTTTTTGTCTTGTAAGTCTTGGACGGTAGAAAAGAAGGTGTCGCCAGAATAAAGGCCATCCTGCACCTCTTCGGTGTATCGGAATGGGCGTATCCTATCTAAATCTATTAGGCGGCTTTCAAGCTTGACCTCTATGGTTGAGCTATCGGTATTATCCTTAATGGATAGCTGATCCATATATCCCGCGAATATCTGAGTTAGATTTGAGTTCCCCTTGATCCCAAAGTAAACCGTAGCTTCCCTGCCGTGATATTCGTAATCAAGAGCCGCCGTTACAAGTGCAGAGGGAACGCCCATAAGGGTTAAACTTATTCCCGTAGCCTTA